GGTGCGACCTGGCAAAGATGCCGAGTTCATTGGATGCGCAACGCTCTGGCGCACGTGCCTAAGGGCCAGCACACCATGGTCGCCGCCGCAATCCGCCAGGCCTTCCTGCAAGCCGATGCCGAGGCCGCGCGTCAGACCTGGCGGCATGTCTCCGATCAGCTGCGCTCTCGCTGGCCCAAGCTCGCCACGCTGATGGACGACAGCGAGCACGACGTGCTGGCCTACATGACCTTCCCAGCACAGCACCGCGCCAAGCTGCACTCGACCGACCCACTGGAGCGATTGAACAAGGAAGTCAAACGCCGGGCCGACGTCGTCGGCATCTTCCCCAATGAGGCCAGCATTACCCGACTGATCGGCGCCGTCTTGCTCGAACAAAACGACGAGTGGCTGCTCCAGTGCCGCTATATGCAGATCGAGGGTATGGCCGAACTTACACCGCCATCGGTCGATACCGATCTGGCAAAACTTCCACCCCTGGCGGCTTGACCGATGGCCTCCTCAAACTCCACTCCAATTTACACCCGCTTGACGGACGTGACCGCCGCAAAGGAGGAGCGACAATAATAGGGCTGCGCGGCAGGACTTTCACCTCGTGCCCGGCTCTTTGCCACGCGGTCATCCGTGCGCGACAGCAGATTAGCAAGCAGCGAGGCCCGTCGACAGCCAAGCGTGGCGCCGTGCTCGGGATGGTCAATCGGGATAGGGGGACATCTCGCGATGCCACCCCTCCCACACCACCGGGCATACGGGTCCGTACCACGGCGGTTCGGCGGATTAAGCACCCGCCAGTCTCTCCATTGGAGGCAGTCCGAGACGACGGAAACGGGCTTTGGTGAAGCCGCGGTGCAAGGCTTCCGAAAAGCTCAGCCGCCAAGGTCCCTTTGGGCTGAAAATGGCCGCACTGGCCGAGCGTTCGGGAACGTTGAGGCGACGGAGTTCACGGTACCGTTGGCCGCGGGTCTTCCACTGGACCCAGGCGACGCAACCCAGGCGTCGTCGGATCCAGCCGGCTAGCGATGGCAACTCGCGCGACTGAGAACACGGATTGCTAAGCGGAGAGCGCGTAACTAGTTTTGTTTCGGCTTCGTTTGGGTTTGTATGGCCGCGCCGAAAGGACATCCGCGCTACGGCGGTCGCGCGAAAGGCACGCCGAATAAGCGCACCCGAGAGCTGCTTGACGCCACCCGCGCCGCCCGCGAAAAAGCGCGCCGCGTGCTGGGGAAAGATGCATTTGATGGCGATGCGCACGCTCTCTTGGTGCTGGTGTATCGCGATACCTCGCTGCCGATCGAGCTGCGGCTCGACGCCGCGAAGGTGGCGATTAATTACGAGAGCCCGCGATTGCAGGCGATCCAAGTCGAGGGGCACACTGAGATCGAGGTTAACACCCCTCCAGAAGAGCGGCGTGCGATTGCACAAGAGTTATTCGATCGGGCGTTTAGTTTGATGGGTAAGTCGCGACCGCATCCTCAGGTCATCGAGGTGGAGGCGGTACAGGCATCAAAGTGAACGACCGAGAATTGGCAATAGCCGCGTATCATGAAGCGATCATGCGAGCGGCCGAGTATGGCGACCCAGAGATAGACCGTCTACTCAAGCGGCGGCTGGCGCAGTCAGATTTGTTCTTTCTCCTCGTTTATGTACTCGGGCGAGCTGATCTCAACCGCGATTGGTATTTCGCGCGGTGCCGCGAGGTGGAGGCGGCTCCGAATGGCTATCTTGATCTTTGGGGTCGTGAGCATGGAAAGAGTTCGCTGATCACCTTCGGCCTCACTATTCAAGACATATTGAACGACCCGGAGATCACTGTCGGGATCTTTTCGTACTCGCGCCCTATTGCGAAGGCATTTCTTCGCCAGATCAAGGTGGAATTCGAGACCAACGAGATGCTGCGGTCGCTGTTTCCCGACATTCTGTGGGCCAATCCTCACCGCGATGCGCCCAAGTTTTCGGAGGACGACGGGATCATCGTGCGCCGCAAAGGCAATCCAAAGGAAAGCACGGTTGAGGCGTGGGGGCTGGTTGACAGCACGCCGGTCAGCAAGCACTTCAAGCTGCTGGTCTTTGATGATGTGGTTACTGGAGAGAGCGTGAGCACTCCGGAGATGATCGCGAAGGTGACGACCGCATGGGAACGCAGTCTAGCGCTGTCAACTGAGGGCGGCGTCGTCAGATACATTGGCACGCGGTGGAGTTACGCCGACACATACCGCGAGATCCTGGCTCGCGGCGCGGCGATCGAGCGGCGGCATCCGGCGACCGTCGACGGCACGGCCGGCGGCGAGCCGGTTCTGTTCAGTAAAGAGCGTTTGGCTGAGACGCGCCAGCGCATGGGTCCGTACACCTTCGCCGCACAATATTTGCTGGATCCGGCTGCCGAACGCGACCAAGCGTTTCATGATGATTGGTTGCGCTATTTCGACCCAGATGAGGGCAGCACCGACGAGATGCGTAAATATCTTCTCGTCGACCCCGCAAGCAGCAAAAAGAAAGGTTCCGATTTCACCGTTATGGCGGTGATCGGCTTGGGGGCGGACGAAAATTACTACCTGCTTGATGCGGTACGCGATCGGCTAAGCCTGACCGAGCGCGGCGACAGGCTGTTCGCGCTGCACCGAAAGTGGCGTCCGGAAAGAGTCGGCTATGAGAAATATGGAATGCAGGCGGATATCGAATACGTTCGGGAGAAGCAGAGACGCGACAATTATCGGTTCGAGGTAATCGAGCTGGGTGGCAGGCTGTCGAAGCCCGATCGCATCCGGCGCATGGTGCCAATCTTTCAGGCCGGTCGGTTCTACCTGCCGACGTCGCTATGGCGAGTGACGCACGAGGGCAGGCGAGAGGATTTGGTTACGATCTTCGTTGAGCAGGAATACAAGCCCTTTCCAGTTGCCGTGCACGACGATTTCTTCGATGCGATCTCGCGGATCTGCGATGAGGAGCTTGCCGCAACATGGCCTTCCGCTACCGCAAGTAGAAAGCCCGACCGCTATGCGCGGGCGCGGCGCCGGCAGCGCCGATGGTCGCAATGGGCGGCATGAGGCGGTTGGCAACTGGGGTTTGGGTGAGGCCGGGATAGGCCAGTGTCATTGCCGGCGGCGCGCGGCCTCGGCCATTCTGACGAACCGCACGCGCCCTCTCTCAGATCTTCCGTGGTGGCGTCGCCGAGCCTGAATTTTCGCCGCGCGAAGAAGACTGGGCAACTGTCCGCACGGGCCCGCGAACGGCAACTCGGCTGTGGGGTTTAGCAGAGCACCACTGGCCCGCTGCGCGCAGTCAGTGCCGAGGCATCGATGATCGGCTTTATCGATCCGCCAGGGCGCTACGTCCCGAAGACGCAATGGCGGCGATTTCTCGCACACATGCCGTTCCATCGCCGACAGCAGCCGTCCGAGCCTCCACCTGATTCCCTTGGTGTGCTTCGGCTAAGAGCTTGTCTAACTCGGTTTCGGGCAACGCCCCGATACGCTGGGCCGAGCGAGAAGTTTTTTCGTCGAGTTTGAGTTTCTTGAGAAAGCCTAAAAAAGAATCGGCAAGCGTCCGAATCTTTTTCCCTCGTCCTGGTCCAGGTGCTCGCTCCATCGCCGCGAGCAGACGCCCCAGCTTCCACCGCGCCCGCATGCGCAACTCGTTCACCGCATTCTGGCGTCTCTTCGGCTAGGCCGCGGGCGGCAAGTTCTCCGGTGGGTCCGGCAGCGCCAGGGCCTCGTGCGCCTGCCGGATAGCCGCCTGCACCTGCGGATCGCGCTGCGGCAATGTCTGCGAGCGCCAGGGCCGGGGCGGGAGAAAAAGGATTTACCAGCTCGGGAAATCTTTTTTAGAAGTACATCGGCACTCTCGGACTCAACAAAAATCTCGCGCAGGCCGACCTCAACCGCGATTGGTATTTCACGCGTGTCGCGAGGTGCAGGCGGCTCCAAATGGCTATCTTGATCTTTGGGGTCGTGAGCACGGAAAGAGTTCGCTGATCACCTTTGGCCTCACGATCCAGGATATACTGAACGACCCCGAGATCACGGTGGGGATCTTTTCGTACTCGCGCCCAATCGCCAAAGCATTTCTCCGGCAGATAAAGACCGAATTTGAGACCAACGAGATGTTGCGGTCATTGTTTCCCGACATTCTGTGGGCCAATCCGCATCGCGATGCGCCCAAGTTTTCGGAGGACGACGGGATCATCGTGCGCCGCAAAGGCAATCCAAAGGAAAGCACGGTTGAGGCGTGGGGGCTGGTTGACAGCACTCCGGTCAGCAAGCACTTCAAGCTGCTGGTCTATGACGACGTCGTGACTGGCGAATCTGTCTCGACGCCGGAGATGATCGCGAAGGTGACGACCGCGTGGGAGCGCAGTCTAGCGCTGTCAACCGAGGGCGGCGTCGTCAGATACATTGGCACAAAATGGCATTACGCGGACACTTATCGCGAGATCCTCGCTCGCGGCGCCGCGATCGAACGTCGGCATCCAGCGACCGTCGACGGCACGGCCGGCGGCGAGCCCGTATTGTTCAGCCGCGAGCGTCTGGCTGAGACGCGCCAGCGCATGGGTCCGTACACCTTCGCCGCACAATTTTTGCTGGATCCGGCTGCCGAACGCGACCAAGCGTTTCATGATGATTGGTTGCGCTATTTCGACCCGGATGAGGGCAGCACCGACGAGATGCGTAAATATCTTCTCGTCGACCCGGCAAGCTCAAAGAAAAAAGGCTCCGACTATACCGTTATGGCGGTAATCGGCTTAGCGCCGGACGAGAACTTTTACCTACTCGACGCGGTGCGCGATCGGCTGAACCTGACGGAGCGGGGCGATAAGCTGTTCGCGCTGCATCGAAAGTGGCGGCCAGAAAGGGTCGGCTATGAAAAATATGGGATGCAAGCGGACATCGAATACATTCGCGAGAAACAGCGACAGGGCAATTATCGGTTCGAGGTAATCGAGCTAGGTGGCAGGCTGTCGAAGCCCGATCGCATCCGGCGCATGGTGCCAATCTTTCAGGCCGGTCGGTTTTACCTGCCAACGTCGCTATGGCGAGTGACGCACGAGGGCAAGCGAGAGGATTTGGTTACGATCTTCGTTGAGCAGGAGTACAAGCCCTTTCCAATTGCCGTGCATGACGATTTCTTCGATGCGATTTCGCGGATCTGCGATGAGGAGCTTGGCGCAACATGGCCTTCTGCTACCGCAAGAAGAGAGCGGCCGGACCGTTATGCGCGGGCGCGGCGCCGGCAGCGCCGATGGTCGCAGTGGGCGGCGTGATGAAGCGCCAGAGCAACAACCTTTGAAGAGCGGCGAGCAAGGGCCGTCGTCGATCAGCGCGGTCCATTTGCGGAGCCGCACGCGGATCCAATCGGTCGATCATTGCGTGCGGGGTATCGCCCCAATAGCTGGTAGCGACCGCATTGAGGCTTAGGCCATACAACAACCCCGCCTGAAAAATGCTCCGCGAAACCCGCCGGATTGCTGGTTGCTGAACGCTGTCTTCCGCCATACAGTAAGGGCACGCTTCTTGTATGGAATATCATGGTGCGGGTCGCGATCTACGCTCGGGTGAGTACCAACGGAAAGAACGGGAACGGCGACGAGGATAGCGGACGCCGTCATTATCAGGACACCGACAACCAGCTGCTTCAGCTGCGGGAGT